CTCGCAAGTAAAATACATTGAAGGTTCAAGAATGTGCAGGGGCGAAAGCCCGGACATTGAAGACGATTCCCTAGAACAGGCAGAGGAAGAGATCCGCAGATTGAAAATACAACGCAGCGCAGCCATTGGTTTGTGCTCAACCCTGCTCCGGGGCATCAGCATGCAGGTAAACCAGCCAGCCCTTGCAACGACCGTTCTGAGCGCGGCAAAGGCAGAATATGACGAACTCATTAGAACATTATGACCATTCAGGAAGCAGAACACAGAATCAAAGAGCTTGAAGTGACACTTGAGCACGAACGGCTCATCCACATCAAAATAGCCATCACCGCCGACAGACTTTACATGCAGCTTCAAGCCATCAGAGAAGCTGCCATTGGCGAACTGTGCAGCATAACAGCCGACGGTCCAGAAAACCTCGAAGGATTACAGGAGCGCGAATGAACCTCAAAGAACGCATTGCAGACTGGATCAGCGACACCATCACAGAGGAAGAAGAGATCCTCCTTTGCGAAAACCTTGAAGAAGCCTTCATTGGCCTACAGTACGACGGCACCGACACTCCCCGGGCCGTCTACGACGCCGACAAAATCATATCAATATTGTGCTGCGCCCACTTAACATACGAGGAAGCCCTAGAATTTTACGAATCTGAGCTGCTAACAGACAACAGCCTAGGCGCCCCAATTTATATCAACCGTTTCCCAGAAGCATGAGCACATTCCATCAAGCTATCTTGCCACTGTTTCAGCAAACCCGGGCTCAGTGGCTTTACGAGGCACGTCTCGCCGCGTACACCGTTGCAACCCGAAAAGCCTCTCAAGGCGAACCCTCGCACGTCACCGCAGACGACATCCACAGACATTGCCCCATACCCGACGGCATCGACCCCCGCGTAATGGGCGCAGTATTCACTCGCAAGTGCTGGAAGAAAGTCGGCTACACAGAGTCCACCAGAGCCATCTGTCACAACCGGCCAATCGGCATATTCCAACTTAAATAGGAGCCCGCTAGGGCATCCGTAATGCAATCAGAGCCAGTTAGCTACACCAACAGCTACTGGCTCCCTTGCTGTTATAGAAATAAGGGTACTCACACCTTGTCGAGAAGAAAAGCACTTTCGTTCAGAAAAAATGAAATATTTGTTTCCAAACCCAGCTTTGTGTTCTACCTAATCAATGCAAATCAACAAACATTAATGCAAATGAATTGCAATAAGCTTATGAATACAGAGAGAGTTGCCACCCTTCTTTTGCAAGCCACTTACTTATGGCTCGTTTAACCAATCGAACGCACGAACGCTTCTGCTGGCTGGTCGCTGACGGCATGACCCCAAAGGATGCTTTCGCAAAGCTGAACCCGGGAGCCGCTCACCCAAATCAACAGGGACGCAACCTGATGGCCCGGACCGACGTGAACGAGCGTATTGCTCAGATCCAGAACGAAGTGCAGTCCCGGGCCATTGCCTGCATTGACCTCAAGCGAGATCTGCTGCGCCAGATGATTGAGGGCACTGTGCCGACTAAGGTCATCAAGAAGGAGTCCGGCAAGATCGAAGCTATCTTCGACCGCCTCGCTGCTCTGACCATTGATGCTAAGCTCGCCGGGGAGTTCGCAGAGGATCGCAAGCCAACAACTGACGACGGGATCAAGTTGACCTTCGAGGTCTACCATCGCAACAGCAAGCCGCCTAAGGACTACCTAGAGGCGGAGATCATTGCGCCTGAGCCTGTCCCGGGAGATCCGTCTATGTTGCCAGCCCTTAGCTTTGACCAATACCGCAACGCTCCAATGGACAAGCCGGACCTCGATACGCTGAAGAAACAGGCGATGGATCTATAACAGCAACAACAACAACGTCTTCCACTATAACCTAATACAACACACGTCATATGGAGTGGCAATCGTTGATTTTCAGCTACTTACATTAGCATGAAGCATGAATCACCAAAGGATCTAGCTAACGAGCGGGCAGTGCTCGATATCCTCTGCAAGCGGTGGAAGTGCACTGCGTTTAAGCTTCCAGTACGCTATGAGCTTGATTACGCACTACTTAGAGACGGAGTGCTGAAGTGCTTTGTGGAAGTGAAGTGCCGGGGCAGTGCGCAGGCAACCTACCCTACGGCTGTTGTCGGGTTTAGGAAGGTGTACACCGGGCTCACGCTCGCAGAGAAGGCAGGAGTGCCCTTCTATCTCATCTGCCGCTGGACCGACGCTATCGGCTACACCAGCACGTTCACTGGGGAGGTGCATTACGGGGAGCGGCTGGACAGGAACGACGATCAAGACCCGGACCTCTGGATGCACATCCCGGTCACCCAGTTCGTAAACCTATGAACGATCTAGACTACTGCTTCGACCAATACCCACTCGGGAGCCAGTGGCGTGACAAGGGCACCGGGACGGTCTACACCGTCAAGAGTCTGAATATAGCCGACAGCCTGACCGTTATTGTCTGCTTCGTCTCGGAGCACAGTGCCCGCTACCTGCCAGCCAGCAGCGTGAACACAGAGATGGAACGACTATGAGCGACGAGCTATTTGCAACACTCCCGCCGCCTCTGGCTCGGGCCATCAAGGTGTGCCTAGCAGCCCGGGAGCTGGCAGATAGCAGTGAGGAGCGCGGCATGATCCGGGCAGCAGGCTTCATTGCCCGGGCGGCGCTACAGCACTACGGACCGCTGGCTATGTCAGACGCACTGGCGCAGCGCATTGTGCGAGAGTACGTCACACACCTACTAGAGGCCGACCTATTTGAGGCTGCTGCCATCCTACTCTGGGGACCGGGGGCGTTTGACTGGCGACCAGAGAGCTGCCGCCGGGTGTGGCAGGGGTTGATGGCTACGGACAAGCTGCTGGTGCAGGGAGCGGGCTCAATGGGCAAGAGTTACGGTGCAGCGGCTTGGTTCTACCTCGACTGGTTTCGCGACCCGGACTGGACCTGTATCAAGGTAGTCAGCTTGACGGCAGCGCACGCTACCCGGAACATCTTCGCCAGCATCAAGACCTTTCACCGCACTGCGCTGGTGCGTCCCCGGGGACTCGACGAGGATCTGGCTACCAGCATTCAAAACACTACGGACAGCAAGCAGGGCATTCACCTTGTCGCTATCCCCAAAGGCGAGCACGGGCACGGCACCTTGCGAGGCTTTCACCCGTCGCCTCGGTTCGGCCCTACGCACGAACGCTGGGGCAAGGTAAGCCGGACGCACGTCATTCTGGACGAGGCAGAGGAAGTGCCTGACGGTGTCTGGGCCGGCGTGCAGAACATCCTGTCGGCTGCTGACAGCTCGGTGCCCGGGCGCATCAAGATATTTGCTGCCAGCAACCCTCGGGACCGTACCAGCCAGTTCGGCCAGCGGTGCGAACCGAAGTTCGGTTGGGGCTCTGTGGAGATGGAGATGGACAAGGACTGGACTTCCCGGGACGGCTGGCAGGTGCTACGGCTGGACGCAGCCGACTGCGAGAACGTGAAGGAGCAGAGAGTGGTCTACGCAGGGCTCCAGACATACGAGGGCTTCAACGCCTATGTCTCACGAGGCAGGACGGCAGAGGCAAGCACGATGGCCCGGGGCTGGTTCCCTGACGAGGGCATCAGTATGGGCATTATCTCGCCTGCTATGATGGATAACGCTATGGGGCTGGTACGGTTCATTGGCCCTGTGGTGCCGCTGGCATCGTTTGACTTGGCATTGGAAGGCGTCGATCAGGTGCTCTGTAGCTATGGCAGGTTCGGGCTATCGGACGGCTGGACTGACCGGGCTGGGAAGTTTCACGAGTTCAAGACGGCTCGCACAATGCTCCAGCTCGACAGCCAGATGCCATTCCCTAAAGCGGCAACGATGGAGCAGGCAGCGGCCATCGTGAAGTTCTGCAAGCAGATGAAGATTGCCCCGGGCTGGCTGGTGGTTGACCGTACTGGGAACGGTGCCGGGATTCACGACGTGTTGTGCTCGACGTTTGGCAGCGAGGTGATGGGCTTGAACTATAGCTGGGCGGCCACGGATACCCCGGTGATGGGTGACGACAGCCAGAAGGCTAACGAGTTGTACAACGGGCTCGTGACTGAGTTGCTGTTTGCGATGAGCAAGTATTTGGAGTTTGAGTGGTTGAAGATCAGCCCCGGCTTTCGGAATGAAGATCTGGTGAAGCAGGCAACGTCGCGACGGTACATGCAGAAGGGCAAGGGAATGGTCCGGGTGGAGAGCAAGAAGGACTACATCAAGCGTACTCGATTAGGCTCACCTGATGCACTTGACAGCTTGTCAATGTTAGTTCATTTACTACGGCAGCGGGGTGGGAATGTTGCTACGATGACCGAGCGCAAGCCTGAGACCTACGAGAAGCCAATGGAGTCTGTTGTGGACTCTGTGGGCGGCTATGTAGACTTCGCTGAATAGGATACATATTATGAAGATTGAATTCGGAAGCAGATGGATTAGCAAAACTGGCTCTATTGCCCGGGTTATTGAAGCGACAGAAGCTCACGTCATAATCCGATTTGAAGGATCGTTTGACGACATCTGCAATTATAAGCCCATTGACTTCCTTGAAGTGTTCCGGGTGTACGACGGTTACTTGCGAGACTCGATGCCTATTGAAATCAACAGCCTGTGGTGGAGTCGGAACAATGATGACGGGACTTTGGTTCTGGCGATTGTGGTGGGTTATTTGGATGGACTGGTGCTATTGCACGATAGTCGGGGAGAAGCTTTTGCAACTCCCTGCATTGAGTTTGAGGGATTCAGCGGTGATATTGACGATCATTTTTGGAACAGAGGCACTCCGTTTGATACTCCTCGGGCTGAGATGGAAGCAAAGATGGCTGCGATACAGGCAGAGCTGGATGAGTTGAAGCGTTTACTAGGCAGATAATTTTATGAGAACCATAGAGCAGAGAAGAGAGCATGCGAAGGGGATGTGGAGTCGGATGAGCCCGGAGCAGAAGGCAGAACGGTCTGCAAAGATCAGTGCGG